AGCTGCGCGTCTCTCCGCTCGAGCAGCGCGGGCGGCGCACCGTCCCACCCCTGATCACGGCAGGTTTTTCGGAGAGAACAACAATGATGATGGTCGAACTGACCTCGGTGCCCAGTGTGGTCTTGCCTGTGGATGAATTGGCCGAGCATCTGCGGCTTGCACGCGGTTTCAACGACGACGGCAGTCAGGATGGGCAATTGGAAAGTTGCTTGCGAGCGGCTCTGTCGGGGATCGAAGCGCGGATTGGCAAAGCGCTTTTCGAAAGGCGGTTCGTGCTGACACTGATGGCGTGGCACGCGGCGTCATTGCATGCGCTGCCTCTGGCACCGGTTAGTCGGATTGACGGCGTAAAGCTGATCATCCGCGCTGGTGCAGAGACACTGGTAGATCCAGGTCTCTTCCAGTTGCTCCAAGACAGCCACCGCCCTGGCTTGGCGGCGACTGGAACTATGATCCCAACGCCGGGGATGGGCGGTACTATCGAAGTGGAGTTCACTGCTGGCTACGCTGCGGATTGGCCGGGCATCCCTGCCGACCTTCGGCAGGCAGTGCTGATTCTTGCAGGCGAGTTCTGGGGGCAGAATTTGCACTCCGAGGCAGGCATTCCCTTTGCTGTTTCGGTGTTGCTGGAGCCGCACCGACCGATCCGGCTACGTGGGGCGGGTCTATGAAAATGCTCGAAATGAACCGGCGTCTGCTGTTGGAGGCACCCGAGCGGATCGCCGATGGCGCCGGTGGTTTCGAGCAGACATGGGTTGCGCGTGGGCATGTCTGGGCCGCGGTCGAAATCCGTGGAGCGGGGCGCGAAGTGGATCAGGCCTCGAGGTTGCCACTGAGGATCACCATGCGCGCGGTGCCACTGGCCTCCGCTGCTCACCCCGACGCAGAGATGCGGTTTCGGGACGGCGAGCGTATTTACCGCATAGAGGCGGTGCATCAGGGCGATCCGCTGGGCCGCACACTGACCTGCTTTGCGGTCGAGGAGGTGGGGCGATGAGTTACGGAATGGCTGCGGCACTGCAGGTTGCAGTTTACGACGCACTGAACGCGGACGCGGCCGTGGCCTCGCTGTCGGGTGGTGCCATCTACGACGCGCTGCCGCGGGCGCCTGTTCCGCCGACCTACGTCGTGCTGGGTCCTGAAAGTGTACGCGACGCTTCCGACAAGACCGCCTCAGGAGCGGTGCGTGATTTTCCGGTGACGGTCGTGAGCGAGGCGGCTGGGTTTTCTGGTGCCAAGATGTTGGCGGCCGCTATTTCGGACGTGCTGACCGGGGCGGAGTTGCCTCTCGCCCGTGGGCGATTGGTAGGCATGGCTTTCCTCCGGGCACGCGCCCGTCGGATCGGCGGTGCGCGCGAGATCGAAGTTTGGTTTCGCGCACGCGTGGACGAGGAAGCAGGCTGAGCTTCTTCCAGAAAATCATTGGCAAGATTGGAGATCGAAATGGCAGCCCAGAGCGGTAAGGACCTTTTGGTAAAAGTCGACATGGATGGAAACGGTTTGTTCGCGACGGTGGCCGGGCTCCGTGCCACACGGCTTAGCCTAAACGCGGAACAGGTGGATGTGACGAGTCTCGAGTCAGCGGGCGGCTGGCGTGAACTTTTGCACGGCGGAGGCGTGAAATCTGCAGCGATCTCGGGGTCTGGCATTTTTCGTGATGCGAGCACCGACGAGCGCGCGCGGCAGATCTTCTTTGATGGGGCCATTCCAAACTTCCAAGTGGTCATCCCGGATTTTGGCATCGTGGAGGGTGCATTTCAGATCACATCGATCGAATACGCCGGTAATCACGACGGCGAGGCGACATACGAGATGTCAATGGCCTCCGCGGGTGCGCTCACCTTTACGGCGATCTGAGCTATGGTGAACCCTTGGGCGGGCGAGGTGGTGTTGGTCTTGGACGGCGAGCGACGTGTTGCGAAGCTCACGCTTGGTACCTTGGCCGAATTGGAGGGGCGGCTGGAGGCAGACAGCTTGGCCGATCTGGTTGCGCGCTTCGAGGGCGACAGGCTGCGTGCGCGCGATGTCCTTTTGCTAGTTTGTGCCGGACTTAGGGGCGGTGGCTGGCAAGGAGATCTGCACGATCTGTTGTCGGCCGAGATCGAGGGCGGGCCACTCGAGGCGGCGCGGGCGGCCGCAAAATTGCTGGCGCTGGCGTTTCGGGTGCCTGAATGAGCGAGGCGGGATTTGACTGGCCGGCCTTGATGCGGGCGGGGCTTCAAGGGTTGGGGCTGCTGCCTGATGACTTCTGGCGGCTTACGCCAGCAGAGTTGCTGATGATGCTGGGTGATACGCCCGGGGTGGCGCCGATGGGCCGCGCCCGCCTTGAGGCTCTGGCCGCCCGGTTTCCAGACGTGAAGCACGAGGAGATCGACGATGGCCGAACTGGGTGAGGACATGATGGCGTTGGAGGCGCAAATCGTCGAACTGGAAGTAAGCCTTGGCAGTGCTGCCAGTATGACCGCCGCCTTTCAGGCGGAACTGCGGGGGATGCAGGATACGATGCTTTACACCGGGCGTGAAGTGCAAGGTATGAGCCGGACGATAGGCGGTGGTCTGAGGCGGGCTTTTGACGGGGTGATGCTTGATGGACTGCGCCTTTCCGATGCATTGCGGTCGGTCGCACGCAGCATGGTCGATGCGGCTTACAATACCACGATGCGTCCCGCCCAAAATGCTCTTGGAGGCGCAATATCAAATGGAATCAATGGACTATTAAGTGGAATTCTACCATTTCAAAAGGGTGGTGCGATCTCCCAGGGGCGTGTGACGCCATTTGCCAGGGGTGGGATCGTACAAGGACCGCTTTCGTTTCCGATGCACGGTGGCACTGGGCTGATGGGCGAGGCGGGACCCGAGGCGATCATGCCGCTTCGCCGAGGAGCAGACGGGCGACTGGGGGTCGCGGTGGCAGGTGGCGGTGGACCGGTGCAGGTGGTGATGAACATCGCCACGCCGGATGTGCAAGGGTTTCAGCGCAGCCAGACACAGATTGCTGCTCAGATGGGTCGGGCGCTGGCGCGCGGCCAGCGCAATCGCTGAGGGGGGAATCATGGGATTTCACGAGGTCCGATTTCCAACCAATCTTAGTTTTGGCTCAATGGGCGGCCCCGAGCGGCGCACCGAAGTGGTGATGCTCACCAACGGATACGAGGAACGCAACACACCCTGGGCGCAATCGCGCCGGCGCTATGATGCCGGTTTTTCGCTGCGCTCGCTCGACGATATCGCGGTTCTGATCGCGTTTTTCGAAGCGCGACGTGGTCAACTGCACGGGTTTCGATGGAAGGACTGGTCTGACTATAAGAGCTGCGCACCGTCCGAGGCACCTGGATTTCGCGACCAGCAGATCGCTGTGTCCGATGGGGTCGCCAAAGTGTTTCAGTTGACGAAAACCTACAGTTCGGGCGGGCACGCTTACGTGCGGTCGATCGTAAAACCGGTTGAGGGAACGGTTCGGGTAGGAATTTCGACGGCAGAACAGGTTATTGGCGTGGATCTCGATCTTGATTACGCGACAGGTGCAGTAATCTTTGCCGAACCGCCCGACGAAGGTGAGATAGTCACAGCCGGGTTCGAGTTCGACGTGCCTGTGCGGTTCGACACGGACGTGCTCCAGACTTCGGTTGCAAGTTTTCGGGCAGGTGAGGTGCCGAACGTGCCGGTGGTGGAGATAAGATTGTGAACGGGGTTGCGGCGCTGGATGCGCATTTGGCTACGGGCACGACCGGTGTTTGCCGTTGTTGGAAGCTGGTGCGAGCCGATGGCGTGACCCTCGGCTTCACCGATCATGATCGTGCGCTCGGCTTCGACGGGGTGACATTCCGGCCCGAGACGGGTCTTTCGGCAGCGGCGCTGATGCAGACCACTGGGCTCTCGGTCGACAACACCGAGGCCGTCGGGGCGCTTTCGGATGACACGATAACCGAGGAAGATATTGCAGCTGGACGCTATGACGGCGCGCGGGTCGAGGCTTGGCTTGTGCAGTGGGAGGCGATCGAAAACCGTGTTCTGCAATTCCGCGGAACGCTTGGCGATGTGACGCGCGCGAACGGAGCATTCACGGTAGAACTGCGTGGACTAGCGGAGCGTCTGAACACGCCCACGGGCCGTGTCTATCAGCGCAGCTGTTCGGCGGTTCTGGGCGACCGGCTATGCCGTTGCGATCAGACTACCCCCAGTTATCACGCAGAGGTGGTCGTGGAAACGGTCGTGGGTGACCGAGTTTTCCGAGCCGCAGGTCTGGAGGCATTCGAGCTGCGTTGGTTTGAGCGTGGGCGCTGCGAGGTGCTGGACGGGCGCGCGGCGGGGCTGGTAGGCGCAGTCAAGATCGACCGGCCCGAAGGCGCGCTGCGTAGGATCGAGTTGTGGGACCGACTACGCGCCGGGCTAATGCCGGGCGACCGGATCAAGCTGACCGCGGGCTGCGACAAGCGAATGGAGACCTGTCGACTGAAATTCAAAAATATATCCAATTTTCAAGGCTTTCCAGATATTCCCGGCGATGACTGGATGGTGGCCCATCCCTCACGCCTGTCGGCACGCGATGGGGGCAGCCGTAGGTGAGCGCAGTGGTTTCGGTTGCGCGAGCCTGGATTGGCACGCCATATGTGCATCAGGCCAGTTGTAGAGGTGCGGGCTGCGATTGCCTGGGGCTTTTGCCGGGCGTCTGGCGCGAGATTCATGGAGCCGAGCCGGA